ATGAGCCTGAAACCCTGGGCGAAGGAGACTTATCCATTGCAAGAACTAAAACAAGTATCAGTACAGACAATCAAGACCACAGAGATCGAAGGGCTTGGTGACTACGAGGCTTACCGTGGTGTGCGTAAGGATGTCATGGAGTTCTATGACGTACAGACATTCGGATTCAATCAGGTGTACAAGTACCCATCAGGATTCCGTAAGGTACGCAACACCAAGGAGAAAGGATTCAAGACAGACAAGGGATTCAAGACTGATGAACTATTCGGTATGGATAAGTTCAATGCAGGTTCAGCTAGGTCTATCGTGATCTGCGAGGGTGAGCTAGATGCAATGTCTGCATTCCAGATGCTTGATAAGAAGTACCCTTGTGTGTCCGTGCCTAGTGCTACACCTAACCAGAAACTATGGCAAGGTAAAGCAAAGGAGTGGATAGATAGCTTCGATAGGATTGTGTTGTCAGTAGATAACGACGAGGCAGGACGTGCATTGGCTACCAAGATCGGCGCACTGTTCCCGAAGAAAACATTCCAGATCATACACGATAAGTTCAAGGATGCTAACGAGTTCCTAGAGGCAGGTGCTAAACCAAGCTACGCTGCTGCATTCTACAATGCTAAACGGTACACACCTGACAACATTCGTAGCACACCTGAACAATTCCTGGAGTTGTTCGAGAAGCAAGATGATGCAGTGTATGTATCGACAGGTATTGAATCCTTCGATGATGTTGCACTTGGTCTAATGCAAGGACACTTCACTGTGTTCCAAGCACCTGAAGGTATCGGCAAGACAGAGTTCATGCGTTACCTAGAGTACCACGTCTTGACTGAGCACAAGGATACAAGCATTGCTATCTGTCACCTCGAAGAAACAGAGAAGCGAAGTGTGTTAGGTCTAGTGTCGTATCACTTGAACATGAACCTGACACGCAAAGATTTGATAGAAGAACACGATATGGAAGAGGAAGTCAAGCAAGCAATCATCGAACTATCACAAGATGAACGCCTGTTCCAGTTCCAGATCGCAGTAGACGAAGACCCTATGGACATACTAGAAAAGATCAGGTATTTCCGTGAGGCTTGTGGAGTAGACTATGTATTCTTTGAACCGATACAAGACTTAGCCTACTCTCGTAAGGGTGAAGAGTCAGTAGAGAAATGGTTGTCTGCCTTGTCAGTACAGCTATCTCGCATTGCCTCTGAACTAAATGTGGGAATCGTAACCATCGCCCATGAGAATGATGATGGACAGGTACGAGATTGCAGAACCATTGCGAAACGTGCATCTGTTGTAGTGAAACTAGAACGTGATAAGATGGCAGAGGATCGTGATGAAAGGAACACAACGAAACTACTACTCGTCAAGAACAGACCTGCAGGTAAAACAGGATTCGCAGGTAAGCTCAGATTCGACGAGGCAAGCTTCAAGCTCTCAGAAGATAGAGGACGATGGAGCTAATCCATATGATGACGTGACGCACTGGATAGGAGAATTGAATGATAGTATTCGCAGACATAGAGACAGAGAGCCTGACCCCTGACAAGTTGTGGTGTATCTGTGTAAAGGAGAAAGAGTCAGGTAAGACACACCAGTTCGTCAACCTACATGAGAACGAAGAGGAACGTGATCGGTTCAAGCAGTACGCCAAGGGTGTCACACGTTGGGTTGGTCACAACTTTATCAACTTCGATGCGCCTGTGATCAACAGGATTGTAGGACAAGTCATCGACATGCAGAAGATTGTTGATACCTTGGTTGTGTCTATGCTACTTGACTTCGGTATCGGATCACACAGTCTAGGTACATGGGGTGAGAAACTAGGCTTCCCGAAGGATGACTTCAAGGACTTCGAGGGTGGCCTGACACAAGAGATGTTAGACTACTGTCACCGTGACGTTGAGGTAACAGAGAAACTATTCGATCACTTCTCTAAGCAGATCAAGGACAAGGATTGGTCACAGTCTATGCGCCTTGAACATGATGTAGCAATCATCTGCCAAGAGATGCACGAGGGTGGGTTTGAGTTCGACATCGCAACTGCGAATCGTTTGCATCTAGAGATTACTAAACGACTACAAGAACTAGAGGAACGTATTCATCAGGCATTCCCACCCAAGCTAGAGCTAATCAAGACTATCAAGTACCGTGTCAAGGAAGACGGTAACCTGTTCAAGAATGTAGAGACTGCACTAAACTCACACCCTGAGACAAAGATTGTTGATGATATGCTAGAGTGCTACGACTACGTAGAGTTCAACCCAGGTTCTACTAAGCAACGAGTCGAGAGATTGTGGGATGCAGGTTGGAATCCTGTAGATAAAACAGTCGGTCACCGTGAAGCTATCCGCAAGGAACAGACAGAGAAGCTTGACTACTATAAAAAGTACGGTTGGACAGTATCAGAGGAGAACCTCAACACGCTTCCTCAGAGCGCACCAGAGGGGGCAAAAGCACTGGCTGAGTGGTTGACCCTAGAGGGACGCAGAAGCACACTCACAGAGTGGCTACAGGCAGTGGAGAGTAGCAGGGATACACGCATCCACGGTCAGTTCATGCACATAGGATCATGGACAGGACGCATGGCACACCGTCACCCTAACATGGGTAACATACCAAGTGTGTATCATGGTGATGCTAAGACTGCGGTAGATAAAGTAAAGGCAGATTACGATGGACAGTTTAGAGACTTATGGACAACACCTGATGGCTGCTATCTTGTTGGCACGGATGCTGCAGGAATCCAACTTCGGATACTTGCTGACATCATGGAGAGTAAGCAGTATGTTAAGGCTATTATCGAAGGTAAGAAAGAAGACGACACAGATATACACAACCTTAATCGTAAGGCTCTGGGTCTGAATCATATCACAAGAGACATGGCTAAGACATTCATCTATGCATTCCTACTTGGTGCAGGTACAGCAAAGATCGCACAGATACTGAAGACAGGTATGGGTCAGGCAAACAAAGCAGTGTCTAACTTTACTAACAGTATCGAAGGTCTAGCTAAACTAAAGAAGAATGTCATACCTGAGATAGCATCTCGTGGTTACTTCAGAGGGTACGATGGACGCAAGGTTGTAGTACCTAACGAACACAAGACACTAGCAGGTATGCTACAGAATGGCGAGACACTTGTAATGAAGTACGCTACAAGACGGTGGCGTGAACAAGCAAAGCAAGAAGGTCTTGACTTTAAGATATGTACATGGGTACATGACGAATGGCAAACAGAAGTAAGAGGGAGTTATCAAGACGCAGAGAGACTAGCTCAGATACAATGTGATGCGATCCAATGGGCAGGTTTGCATCTCGGAATTATGTGTCCGTTAGAGGGTGAATCTTCGATAGGAAAATCGTGGAAAGATACACATTGACCCCTTGACAGACGCTACTATATGTATTAATATATAAGTATGGCCCTACAAAATAGAAGGAAAACCAATGCCTAAAACAATCTACAAAGAAGTAACAACTACTGGTGCAATCGAATGGCCTCGCCTAACTGAGGAAAACCGTGACCTTACAGGGTATGGTGGTGCGTATGAAAAGTCGGACGGTGCTTACACTGTCAACCAGGTACTCACCAAGGACGGTATGAAAGCACTGAAGGACGCAGGTTCTCAGAAGCAACCTAACCAGAATCGTATGATTGATGGTGAGATTGTAGTAAAGTTTGTGCGTCCACACAAGGTTACAAAGAAGGACGGTACTGAGATTCCACAAGCAGGTGGAGCACCGAAGGTAACAGACAAGGACGGTAACCCTTGGACTTCAGACATGGGTGTTATCGGTAACGGTACTGTAGCTGAGTGTACTAACCTAGTCACTACCTTCACAGGTTCAGACGGTAAACAGTACAGCCGTACATCCTTGGTTGGTGTCAAGGTACTTGAGCTTGTTGAGTACATCCAAGAGAACGAGGCAGTAGGCTTCTAATGAAAACCATTGATACTCTGATTGCTGATATGCAAGAGGTTATCAAAGGTAACGGTGGGTGGTCTGGATTAGAGGGTTCTATTCTAGGCCACAACATCGCTCTGATGGCTAACAAACGATTCAGCAAACCACAGGAGCCACGAGGTTATCTATCTCTGTCTTCTATCGGTACGCCATGCAAGAGAAAGTTATGGTACAAAGTCAACACACCTGCAGAGGGTTCACCCCTAGAAGCTAACGCACTGTTCAAGTTCTTTTATGGTGACATGATTGAAGAACTAGCACTGACCATTGCAATGGCTGCAGGACATGATGTAGAGGGACAACAAGATCGTCTGAATGTACACGGTATCAAAGGTCATCGTGATGCAGTGATTGACGGTATGACTATTGATGTCAAGTCTTGTAGTCCCTATGCATTCAAGAAGTTCAAGGAAGGAAACCTACGACAAGACGATCCATTCGGTTACATCAGTCAGTTATCTAGTTATGTGTATGCAGGGCAGGATGATGATAAGGTAACAGATAAAACACACGGCGCATTCTTAGCGATAGATAAACAGAACGGACACATGTGCCTAGATGTTTATGACTTCACAGAGGAACTCAGAACCAAAGAGCAAGAGATGCTAGAGGCTAAAGAACTTGTCGCAGGTGACATGCCTGATCAACGACAGAAGAAAGTTCCACAGTCCAAGTCGAGTCCCAATAGCAAGCTGCCTATGATGTGTAGCTACTGTGAGTTTAAGAAGCAGTGTTGGCCTGAAGCACGTAAGTTTATTTACAGCACTGGCCCTGTCTACCTAGTCGATGTACGCTCAGAACCTAAAGTTCCAGAGGTGTCTATGGATGAAGATTAAAGTAAGACAGAGAGCACTGAGGGCAGGTTATCGTTCAGGTCTTGAGCAAGATACTGCTAAGTTCTTAAAAGAGAGAGGTGTTAAGTTTACTTATGAACAATTCAAGATTAAGTGGGTTGATCCTAAGACTAAGACTTACACACCTGACTTTGTTTTAGAGAACGGTATCATAATCGAAACCAAAGGGCGGTTCATTTCCCCAGATAGAGCTAAACACCTAGCTGTACGTGATCAGTACCCTGACTTAGATATACGGTTTGTCTTTACAAATAGTAGGACTAAACTATATAAGGGTAGCAAGACTACTTACGGTATGTGGTGCGACAAGTACGGATTCAAATACGCAGACAGGGTTATCCCTAATGCTTGGCTAAAGGAACCTAAGAAATGAAACTCATACTACACAAGGTGTTGCAAGAACCATTTGAGCACCCTGAGTACGTGGATGAAGACGGTAACAATCCTTACTGTGTTGTCTACTTATCAGAGTACAATGGTGAAGTAGAAGAAACAGAAATGTTATACGAGACTTTCGACGAGGCATATAAAGAAGCTAAGAAAGTATCTCAATCTATAGAAGGTGTTGTTATCCGTAACAATAGTATATACGATGCTTAAAAAGAAGAAGACTGTACTGGTATTCACGTGTGCTCACGCTGATCCAGGTACACCTAACGACAGGTTCAGTTGGTTAGGTGCATTCATATATGATCTGAAACCAGACTACGTTGTAGACTTAGGTGACGGTGCTGATCTTAAATCACTCAACAGTTTCGATACACGATACCCACAGGCTATTGTATCACAGAACTACGGTAAAGACATTGAGTGTTACAATGACGCACAAGAAAGACTACGGTGGAAGTTCAGACATCATAAACGTAAACGTCCCTTCTGGATAGGACTTGAGGGTAACCATGAAAATAGAATCAAAAAGGCTGTCGCCCACGACCCAAGACTACAGGGAGAGAAGTACGGGATTTCCTTCGGGCATCTTCAAACGAAGCACTGGTTCGACGAGTACCATGAGTACCACAATTCGGCCCCCAGTGTCGCTGATTACGATGGCGTATCTTACGCTCACTTCTTTGGTTCTGGCAATTATGGGACACCTGTCTCTGGTGTTCATCATGCTTACACCCTACTACAAAACAGGAACCATAGTTCTACTTGTGGTCACAGTCATAAACGTAGTATTTATTTTAAAGATACTGCACATCCTTCTTCGATTATCGGGCTTGTTGCGGGATGCTTCAAGGGAAGCGAGGAAACGTGGGCAGGACAGTCTAATAATGAGTGGTGGAAAGGTGTTGTAGTTAAACGTGAGTTAGAGAACGGTGTCTACGAGCCTGAGTTTGTATCACTTGAAACAATCAAACGGCAATATGGGAGTGGATGATGTTTGATTACAGAGGACAACTTGAATTGTTAGTTGATAGTTATGGACTCACTAAAATCTTAGAGATGAATGACATCACTGAGAATGTAGTCCTTGAGTTGTTAGTTGAACGTGGTGACATAGACTTGTCAGATTATTTCTACAACGATATGCCTATTGATGTGTTAGAAGAGGACGATGAGTATGATTAACGAGAGTGACATAGAAGCATTCGAGTACTACAACGAAGATATAGACATCACTATGAACTACTACCAGAAGCAAGCTGCTAAGACTGCAGTATACAAACAAGAACATGCAGTGATCTACCCTGCCCTTGGTCTTGCAGCAGAAGCAGGTGAGGTAGCAAACAAAGTAAAGAAGATTATGCGTGACGGTACATTCAATCGTCAGGCTATTGCAGATGAGGTAGGTGATTGCCTCTGGTACATTGCAGCATTGTGTCGTGACTTGAACGTAGACATGTCAGACCTAGCTACAGCTAACCTAGAAAAATTACATGACCGTAAGAAACGTGGTGTCATACAAGGGAGTGGGGACAAACGATAATGAGTAAAAAGAAAACAGGTATGTCTTGGTTCTGGCGTTGGGTAAACTACCTAGCAACATGGCGAGAACATCGTAATACAATTAAACAGCTTAATGCGCTGACTGATAAAGAACTAAATGATATAGGCATTAGCCGTGCAGACATTGATCGTCTGGTATGGTTAGGTGAAGACAAGACAATGCGAGGACGAGGTAAAGATGACTGAACAATACGGACCAACACTATCCATCAGTGAAGAGATTCATGCTATGAAGTATCGTAGCAAGGGTGAGACTTTCAAGGAAGCTATGACACGTGTAGCTGAAGCATTGAAGGATGATGAAGGACACTTCAATAACTTCCGTAACATCCTTTACAACCAACGCTTCCTACCTGCAGGACGTGTACAGTCTGCTATGGGTGCGCCTCGTCGTGTAACACCATACAACTGCTTTGTGTCTATGACTATCGAAGACAGTATGGACGGTATTATGGAAGCTGCTCGTCGTGCTGCAGAGACTATGCGTCTAGGTGGTGGCATTGGTTATGACTTCTCAACACTGCGTCCACGTGGTACGTTGATCAAGTCACTAGACTCTAAGTCCTCTGGTCCTCTGTCGTTTATGAGTATCTTTGATGCGGTGTGTAAGACGATTGCATCTGCAGGTCACAGACGTGGAGCACAGATGGGTGTGTTGCGTGTTGACCACCCTGACATTGAAGACTTCATTACAGCAAAGAACAACAGTGATACACTAACTCAGTTCAACATCTCTGTAGGTGTGACTGATGAGTTTATGACTGCAGTTAAGGATGATCTAGACTTCGATCTAAAGTTTGATGGACGTGTCTACAAGACTGTTAGTGCTCGTGCTCTATGGGATCAGATTCTACGTAGTACATGGGATTGGGCTGAGCCAGGTATCCTATTCATTGATCGTATCAACAAGAAGAATAACCTGTGGTACGCAGAGAAGATTGCAGCTACTAACCCCTGTGGTGAGCAACCACTACCGCCTAACGGTGCATGTCTACTAGGCTCGTTTAACTTAACCAAGTATGTCGTAGACCATGAAGGTAAGTATGTCTTCAACATGAACCAACTACGCAACGACATCCCACATGTTGTTCGTGCTATGGATAATGTGGTTGATCGTGCAACGTATCCACTTATGGAACAAAAGGGAGAGGCAATTAGTAAACGTCGAATGGGCCTTGGTGTTACTGGTGTAGCGAATGCTATCGAAGCACTAGGGTTTGAGTATGGTACTGAACGATTCCTACAGACCCTTGAAGAAATCATGGGAGTAATTAGGGATGTCGCTTATCGCACTTCTGTTGAGTTGGCTATTGAGAAGGGACCGTTTCCTCTCTTTACTCAAGCTTATCTTGAGAGTGACTTTGCTAAGTCTTTACCTAGTGATATTCGTAACCTCATTAGCGATCACGGTATTCGTAACAGTCATCTGCTTTCTGTTGCTCCAACAGGAACTATCAGTCTGTCAGCCGATAACGTATCCTCTGGAATCGAGCCTGTCTTCTCACATTACTACGACAGAACTATCCAAACCTTCGATGGACCCAAGGTTGAGCGAGTAGAGGACTACGGTTACCGTATCTTTGGTGTGAAGGGTAAGACTGCAGACGAACTATCAGTGTTCGATCACGTCAAGGTGTTGAATGTAGCATCACGATTCGTAGACTCTGCATGTTCTAAGACCTGTAACGTAGGTGATGATGTGACATGGGAAGAGTTCAAGCAGGTGTACATGGATGCCTACGATGGTGGTTCATCTGGTTGTACTACATTCCGTGCATCAGGTAAACGATACGGTATCTTGAATGCATCTAGCTCAGAGGATGTAGTAGAGGAGCCTGTAGTACAGGAAACACAAGACTACGTAGACGAGGGTGGTGCTTGTTACTTCGATCCTGCTACTGGCCTACGTCAGTGTGAGTAGGAACCGTAAACAGTTAGGTGATGTGCCTACACCCTGCATCAAGACCTGTCGTTTAGAGGATGGGTACTGTGTAGGGTGTAAGCGCACCCCCGAAGAGATACGAGATTGGATGATCATGTCTACATACGAACAGAACATGCTAGTCCATGAGTTGAAATGGAGACAAGAAAATGGCAGCTAGTGGTATTTACTGGATAGACTTGACTTTTAATTGGTGTGTTATTATATTAGCTTGGGTAGCATCTCAACTAGGCATAACATATGAAGAGATTAACGTATATCTTTTCTGTATCATATGGCCCATCCTTACGTTGTATCACTTAGCACGTATCAAGTACTTGAAGTGGAAACTATATGGCTAATTGTAATGACTGCGGCAGCCTACTAGACGACGATGGATACTGTGGTGAGTGTTATGTCTACGAGTATCCTGATTTTACAGACGAGGAGTACAAGAAGATTAAGAAGAAAAAGAATGATGTAGTAAACAACCCGATACACTACAATCATAGTGGTATTGAGTGCATTGATGCAATAGAAGCTATGACAGAGAACATGTCAGGCAGTATAGCACCACACGCAGCTAACGTACTCAAGTACCTGTGGCGTTGTGAGTACAAGAATGGTCTAGAGGATATTGATAAAGCTATCTGGTATCTGCAACGACTACGAGAACGATGGTGCGACATACACCAATAAGAAAAAACCCCCAGGGATTTCTCCTTGGGGGTTTTCTTTTATGTTTTCTTTTTTCTCTTTTTACCTGAAGCAGTGACTGACCAACTTACTCGTTTCGGTCCTGTCTTTTTCCTTGCTTCACTCTTAGATATTCGTGCGGCAACAGATTTAGGACGACATGCAGGGTAACCTCGTTTATCTTTCTTACCTGATCTACCACAAGGCTTACCTGTTTTAACGTCGATCCATTGCTCCCCGAACCATTTACCTAGTCCACCTTTAGCCATGACTATGCTTTCTTAACTCTGTTGTCCTTACCTTTCCAACCGCCACCCTTAGATTTATACCACTTAGCAGCCCAAGCATTAGCATAAGCTGAAGGGTAGACCTTAAACTTCTTCTTTGCTTCTGATTTAGCTCGTGACCATAGTTTAGGGTTGGTTGGAGTAGGCATTACTTTTTCTCCATCTTCTTCTTTTTCATTGTCTTAACAGGTTTCTTAGGTGTTGCCTTTTTTCCGTAAGGCATTTTCTTTCCGTTCTTGTATGGCATTACGCACTATCTCCTTCGACTTTGTGGCAGTGTGGTGTAGCATACGCACCGCCTTGACGTATTGTAGTTGCTACTTTTTCTGCTTCCTCTAAGCAAGCTTTCTCACTATAGAATGGTTCTGGTTTTGCTATGATCTTGCAGGATAGTGCCATAGGATCTAAACAAACTAATAAGATTCCTATCCACATATCACCACTTCACTTTCGCAGCCCAGTATGCTGCACTCATTTTTCCCTTTTTAATGTTCTTAGCATGTCTAGCACGAAACGCTTTATTTCTTGCGCTACCTTTAGGACTGCCTTTGACACCTTTCTGACCGAATCGTATAATCTTTTCTTTACCATTTACACACGCCTTTACTACATGAGATTTACTTGGATGATTAGGTGTAGTCTTAGGACTATTACATTTCATCTTAGCTTTGTTAAGCCTTGCTGCCATCACTCTTTCTCCTTAGTGTTGCTATTAGAGTAAGTAAACCACGTCCCATTTCTTGTGGACTAGGGGCTAACCAACCTAGCACTAGAAGGATCAAGACCCACGGCGGTATCTCATTTATATTTATATTCTCTACGCTATCTGTGTTTACTTTGTTTGTGTCGTTGCTTTGTTTCAGGTCACCTGTCAGTGTTTCGACTACCACCTCTTGATCAGAGTTGCTTGTAGTTCCAACTGTCTGAGAGTTGGTCTGCCCTGCCTGTACATTTGCTGCGACATTCGGTCCACCCCCACCTCCCAAGAGAAAGGACGGAATCTGAGAGCAACCAGACAGGAACAGAGCTAAGACTAACCACCTCATTTACTCATTGCCACCTTGTTACCCATAGGTTTACCTGCCATGTACGCAGTAGCACCCATATACGCTGCAACGATACCTGTCTGTGCAATGTAGAACAGACCTAGTAGATCAGCTAGTGCAGATACACGAGAGTCTGACATGATAGGTGTAAATAAGAACACAGTAAAGATAATCATCATAGCCATTGCTATCCATGCCATCTTCTTTTGTGACTCTGCTTTCTCTTCACGTAGCTCTATCTCAAGCATACGTTCCTTCATTGCTACTTCAGCTTCAGTGATAACACCATCACCATCAATATCGAAGTCTACCACCATAACTAACCTTTCATAGCGTACATCAGTAGTCCAAGACCACCGAAGAATATTAACAACAAGACTCCTGTAATAGACCAAGTGATTATGGACTCAATCATCTCTGCCTTACGGTACTCTTGATCTCTCTTTTGTTTACGAATCTTAGCCTCTGTACGCACTAATTCATCCCATGCTGAAGGACCATATATGAAACTAATATGTTGACGTAGCTCTTCACGCATAGCCTCTGCCTTACGCTTCGCATTCCAAACAGCGAGGGCTTCCTGTTCTACATCCCCGCTTATAGTCTTCCACCACGGTGGGTTGTTGGCCTTTTTCTCTGCTTGCCCTAGATCGGACATAGCACCTGCCCATTGAGATAACTGACCATGCATATCTTGCAAGTCTTTACCAACCTGCAGCCCCTTCTTAATTGCGTTGAAGGCTACAGTCGCACCACCTATGATAGTCACTGGGTCCATTATCTATCTCGCAATGCTTGCTCTATTGTGTCTAACTTGTTGAAGATTGCTTTGATTGTTTCTTTCATCTCTTTCATCTCACGATCATAAGATGTCTTAGAGGACTCATGTTGTGCTTGTATTACTGCAATGTCTCTTTCGTTCTTGTTTACTTTATTAAACAGAACCCAGACCACTACAATAATAGGAGCTACTAACCATTGCATGAATAGGTCTAACATCTCGTACATGATTATAGAACCTCGAAGTGTGGGGCATCAATGAAAGGTCTACGCCCTGCAGAACGACGAATGTCTATGTACTCATTCATCAAGTCTTCTGCCGTACCGTCCCAATCATTAAGAGCCTTGTGCCATGCAGCACCCCAACGGATAGTGACTCCTAGTTCTTTTGATGCCTTGAGCATTGCATCAGCTATTTCGTCGTACAAGTTTAGTTCCCAACGACCACCATCAACCCACGCCATGAGGTCTACAGCGTTACCTTCGAGGTGCTTAGACTTCATGGTTTGTGATGCACCTTTAGCGACCAAGGCTTCCTGCTCTTGAATGGTACGTAGACCACAGATCACAGAGAAGTCCTGCTCAGATAGCTCAATGGCCCTCTCCACTACAGCTACTAGCCGTGGATTAACACCTTCAAGTTTCTGTTTACTTCGATTACCTAAAACGTATCCCATGCTAGTCTCCTAGTTTACCTAAGTTTATTCTTATTTTAGAGTCGGCTTCCTTACCCGATTGTTTTCTAGTCTCTTGTGCAGCATATGCTAAGATACTAAGTAACTCAATAGGACTTGCATCCTCTAGAGAATCAGTGTCTATTGTACCTGCTTTCAAACCTTCCCAGAACTTAACACGACGAGGCCCAGGATTGAAGTCATATAGGTCTTCTACAATAGTATTACCTTCGTCGTCTGTGTATATCTTACCACCACTTCCTACAAAGTGTGCCATACGTGCTTTAGGGTCAGTAAAGCTTTCTTTGAATCCTCGTTTCAGAGTTTCTTCGTTCTTTGTATTGAAGTCATCATATGTAAAGTAACCACGATTACTAGAACGTGCAGATGTTACAGCTTCTTTCAATGCAGTTATGTCTGACTCATTCAACATAGACTCATTTAATTCAGAACCTGGTGTTAGTAGATTAGAAGTAAAAGCTCTAGCTTGTGCTGTACCGAAACCTTCAGCAGTCACAGTAGAATAAAGAGAAGTACCTGCATCTTGTATGTAGTCAAGACCTTCACCTACAGACTCCCCTACTGCCATTGCAGCACTCGTACCTTTTTCTAGTAGGTCTGATCCGAAGTCAAGAATCTTAGTGTAGTTGCCACCTGTAGTAGCACCTTGATTCTTTGCAGCCTTAACAGCAGCAGGTGCAGCTAGATCGAAGAGCTTTGTGTAGTCAGCCATATCAGTCTACCTTCACCATTTCAGTACCGATCATAATGATGTCACCTGTTTTAATAACACCAAGTCTTTCGGCTGCGTCTGCCTCGTCTTGTGAAGTGAAGTATCTAACATCTTCTGCAGTTTGATCTAGTCCTGCAGCTTGCATTCGAGTAGAAAATGTGTTAGCCATTTCGTCATTCCACCAATCAGCTTGTGTAATGTTCATAGAACCTGGGCGTAGCTGTGGGCGTGGTCTTGATGTAGGTTCAACACCCTCTTCAATAGCCTGTGATGCAGTATCAATTACCTGTGAAGGAGTCATCTGACCTTCGGTTGCAATCTCCTCACTGATGATGCCTGAAGCATACGCCTCTCTTGCACGTTCTAGTGCCTCACGTGTTTCTGCTATAGTATGTTGTGCTTTGTTACCTGTCTTATCGTAGTAACTACGTCCTGTATTCGGATCAGGTATTGATGCAAACTCTTTAGCGAACTCCAACATAGCAGTGTTAATGTCATCAGACTCGCCTTTGATATACGCAGCTAGTTTAGGACGTTTAGTTCCTAGTATCAAACCTAGTCCCATACGGTCTTGTACAGTAGGGCTGAAGATTGTGCTGTCGTTAACACCTGCAGCTTTCATTGCAGCGTCCATTGCTTCAGGTGTAATCTGATACGCACCTACAGCAAACAAACGGTTAGGGTTGTTAGGGTCTTTGATACGCTGATAACCTTTAATCTCACCTAGTGTCATCTTAGATAGAGGTTTACCACCACGTACTGTGCTGTTAGTAGAGCCTACGATGTTGTCACCTGATGTACCACGGTTACTAGATTCGTACCCACCTTCACCTGCACTAATAAAGTTTAGTACTTCCATACGTTCTGGTGTAGGAGAACCCCCTACGTCAACCATAGTTTCGTCAGGCTCTTCTACTCTAGTCTGACCTAGAATACGATTAGCTACAGATAGAACCTCACGGTGTTTGTATGCACGTTGAATGTTATCGCCTTTAGCATACTCACTTGTTTTAGGTAGATACAAACCTTTATCACTTAGGTTAGTTTGTACATACGCTCTCATGCTACTGTCACCACTACGTAGATGATCTATATAGTCTTGGTTTGTAGCGTAGTAGGATTGAGTACCTTCATCCCACACTAGGCCCATAACCCTATTTGAAGGATCACGACCTTCTGCTTCTAAGGTACTTAGTTTAGATTCAGAGAATCGTAGGTTATTTGTAACAGCACTATTGATTAGTGTACGAATCTGGTTAGCAGTAGCTGTGTCACCGTAGTTATCTAGTGCATTTAACTTCTCAACAAGACCTGAGTCTACAATAAGCTCATTTAGTTTAGAGCCTGTCTGCTGTAGATCAAGGTTGTTCAGTGATTTAACAACAGATGCGATACCTGCGATAAGTTGTTTCTTACCTTTGTCTGTAGCAATGTCACCTACTGATAGGTTCTTGATCAACCCTAGACCTGTAGCACGTTCTGTAATCAAGTCTTCAGGTGTCAATCCCTCTGTACTAAACGCAGCATTCAAATCTTCTTGAGTCATAATGGTGTTAGGGCCAACAACTTCGTCTTGACGTGCCTCAATAAGGGTATCAAAGATAGAGCCTAGATCACCTTTACTTGAGATAGCTGCAGTATCTGAACCATCACTTAGTTTAGTTGTGATACTCTTAAATAAGTCTAGACCTGCAGGTGATGCAAGAATATCTGACTTAGTAATGCTTGCACCTGCAATAACCTCGCCCATAGTATTACCTGTTTGAGCTAGGTAAGATGCAACACCTTCAGCAATTTTCTCAGGGTCTTTAGTCTCTTTCATTTCAGTTAAGAAATTACCTAGATTCGTAAAGTATTCTGAGTACTGACTACGTTCATCTTCAGATATTGTGTTAGGGATAGACAGATCGATGATACGTCGAGCTTCTGCAACACGAACTTCTAGAGCTTCGATGTCTGTTGTAGTAATAACCTCACCAGTATCACGCTTCAACTGAATAGACGCAATGATTGCAGTGTCTAAGTTCTGAATACGATTCTCTACTACAGGTTTTAGTTTAGTGTACCACTGAGCCTTGTCGTTTACATCTGCAGTTGTAGCCATAAGTTCTACAGCCGCAGCTTCTGATGCTTTATTCTGAGCAAACATAGCGTGTTGATCAGGAGTGTAACTAGGATTCAGAGTCTTAGAAGCTAAGTAAGCAGTCATAAACTTAGGATCACGCTGCATAGCTTCATACTGAGTCATCTCTGTAGTCTTAGAAAGATCAGAGAAGTCCATACCTGTCTTAGCTTTTAGTGTACTGTTGTACTTAGCTAGGTCAGCGTACCCACCTGGAAGTTTAGAAGCAGCAGCCTGTACAGCTTGACTATATCCTGCACGTGTCTGTTCAAACGACATACCACTTTGTTCTGCTTTCTGATCTACAGAATCAATAGCACCAAGCAAGTCACGTACAGCACTCTTCTCACGTGCAGTATCATACATATCGTAGGCATTACCTGCGATACCTATAGCAGATTGTAGAGCACTAGCTTGTGTACGCTCAAGAGCCGCCTGACCTTGTACTGCCTTGGCCTGTGCGCCTAGTGACATTGTTTGAAAGTCTGACCTAATCTTTTCAGTGTTATCTACAACACCCTGTTGAGGACGTTCAAACCCTATATCGAAAGATGTCTTAGGTGCAAATATATCTTGTGCCATATTAGTTTCCTAGTGTTGATGCTAGACGTTCAGCCATCGCAGTCCTATCATTCTTACGTAGTTTAAGAATTAGTTGTGGTAGTTCATCTTCTAGTGGAGTGATCAAGGCTTTACGTAAACCCATCTTAGTTATCTCTGATGCACCACTTAGATCAATACGTAGCTTCAAGGCTTCTAGTAGTTTGAAACCTTCCTCGTATTGTTGTGGGTCACCTGACTTAATCATAGCATGAGCTTTATCTGCTAGTCGGTTAATGTCTCGACGTTCTCTACGTAGACTCTTATCGTCATTGTAAATCTTAGACTTGACTGAGTAGAACTCTTGTACTTTCAGAGGACTAATGCCTAATGCAACCATTAGAGCTTCAGTTGTAGTCATCTCACCAGGAACGGTAGCTCCTGTTTTACTACGATACAGACCGTTATTCATAATACCGATAGCCTTTGCAGTACTATCAAGTGTTGTGATGTTACGGAATGTCTTGATTATATCCTCTTTTACGAGTGTGCCGTTACCGTCTGTAAGATTCAGGATACTGTTCCAGATAGAAGATACGATGTCCCCGCCAATCTGAGCAGATGGACCACCTACAACCTCTAGGAACTGACCCTCTTGAATCTTACGTAGTGTCTCACGTACCTGACCCATTGGTGCAAGGCTTGTTGTTAGACCTGTACCTACACGTCCGTTCTCGTCTTTAAGGAGTACATCAGTAACACCATCAATCAGACCCCACTTCAAGAATGTGAATAATGAGTTGTCTGTTGACATACCTGTTTTCTCTGCAATGTAGTCTGCAGCATTAGCGAATCCGAAACCTGCAGCACCGTACATAGGTACAAGTACAGCACCCAACCTTGCACGTTCTGCTATGCTTAGTTCACGTCCTGTAAACAACATCTCCATAGAACGCATGGTGTGTGACAACCACTGTGTAGGTAGACGCATGACACCCTGTTGCCAAGATGCGTTAGAGATAGACGACATATGGAAGTTCAAGGTACTGTCACGTCGAGCAATCTGTCTACGAGCCTGTTCAGTCAGGATAGATGCACCTGGGTTCTTCGCCATGTACTCAAGGATAGCTGTATAAGTACCTGTCATACGTGCTAGGCGGTCACCCTCACGGAAAGGTACAAGACCTATCTCCATACCCTTAGATGCAGTCTTACGTGTAGTTGCCCATGCATTAGCTAGTTTACTAGGTGTGTAGTCTTCACCTGCAAAACCAGAGATACCACGACCATAACCAGTGTTAAGTTCAGCGATCTCAGTATCCAAGTCCATGCGACCTGATGAACGTACATACTGCATGATCTCTTTTACTTGATTGTCTGTCAGGTTGTAGCGTTTAGCAACCATCGACAAACCTTTATCCACTGCATCTGGGAATACAAACAATGGACGCATAAGTAGTGCCATACCTGCAGCACGAGGGCCATGAGTAGGTGAGATCATCATAATAGATGTAGCATGGAAACTCTGAATGATAGTTTGTTTTACATTCAAGAATCCGAACTTAGACAAGAATCCTACTTTAAGCATAAAGTTAGTAGGATCATTGAAGTTTAGTTCTTTACCTGTACCTCTGTATACAAAGTTACCTACAGACTTACCAAGATTAAGCATGGCTACCTCGTCTGCACGTTTAACCCTCATACGACGACGATCAATACTCCATAGCTCTTTCATTCGATTTACTTCTTTACCTGTGCCTGTGAACTGAGCACCCATAAACAAGTTATAGAAGTCATCTTCAGGTACGTTGCTAGGTAGTCGAATGCCTGATACGTTACGTGCTTTCTTGACCCACGCTGTCATAGCATTTACAGTGTATGCTCTGTAGCTGAAGTCGTTTATAGCACCATTGATACCAGATACAATGTTAGCAGTAGGATCGAAGTTAGTAGTTTTTACACCACCGAAGTGAGGCAATACACTATCACTACGGCGCATATCGTTCTCAATGAAGTTGCCTACAGACATTCCATTGAATACATCATCATCACCATCTGCAGAGGATAGAGCTACGTTGCGTTCTTTCTTCTGAAGTTGTGATGCAGTATTTAAGTCCCAGTTGTTTTCACGAGCAAACAATTCCAAGTCATCAAAGGTTTCTATAGATGGGTTCCAAGAGTTATTCTCTTTGATGATGTCATCTATCTTAGAACTACCTCTGTTAGCAAGGATAGTGTTAATCTCATTGATAGCTTTTACTGCGTCTTCTTCAGTGAATGCAGATAACCAAGTCTTAATACGGCCTCTGTTGTAGTCACCTGCCACGACAAACCAGTTAGAGAATGGGTTAGTACGTGGGCCACCTGCGTTGTAGCCTAGTACATCTGATGGGTCTAGTGCATCTACAGACTTAGGACGTACAATATATTCTACACCCTCGTATGGTTTATCTAAACGCCATACACTTGTGTTAGGTTCTACAAACTCTTTGTATGTTACCTGATTATCTACGATGTCTAGGATGCGTGAGTTCTCAGGTACAGATGCTTTAGTGCCTAGTTGCTTTGCAGGTACACGGAATCCGTTAGGCATCTTAACAGCACGGTATCCTTTCTGGATGTACCGTTGCATGATGTTACTTGCCTGTAGAAGGTACGCTGCATCACTGATCTCTACAAGAGATGCATAAGCTTCCTTAACAGTTTGTGTAGCCTCACGTCCTGTAAACTCTAGGTACTTATTAGAGAAGTCCTCAATAGTGTACCATCCACGTTTAGCAGACTCTAATGGGTTGTCACGAAGATTACGTGTGATGAATGCTAGTGCTGCACGGTCAGTGTTGTTCAATGCTTCAATAGGTCTAGAAGCTTGTTGTACTAACTTACCGATAGCTGCAGCCGCACCCTCGCCAAGTAGTGCTAGTTCTGTTGTGTTACGTAGGCCACGAGTAGAAGCATTACTGACAAACCGTCCTACGCCACCTAACACATCATTCATCATGTTACGAGCAGTACTACGCTCAAGGTTCATTGCACCTTCAAAGATGTCATCAATACCCTTGATCTCTTTAGCTAGGTTTAGGTTCTCACGTAACTGAATTACGAAACCCTTACCCTCATTCACAGGTACAAGTTCACCACCTGAACGCTTCGCTGCTTCTTTAGCACCTACTGATGGGTTGCCTTTAGATGTAGCTTTGTAGGGTTGACCGTCTGTTGCACGTCCGAACTGTACAGTAACATTGTAGTTACCTAGATCGTCACCTACATGCCCTGCTTTGTAGATAGGGTTGCCGAATGATTTACCCATACGAGCTACAGCTTCTGCAGCAAGACGTGTCACATCAGCTTCAGGTAGAACCTTACCGATAGCGTTGTTCTTGTAGTAAGTCTGTATATCCTGTAGAAGTTTATTCTCTTGCAAGATACGAGACACACGAGACTCAGAGGGTAGGCCATCATCTAAGTGTGGATTCAAAGACGCAGGACCAACATCGTTAGTAACTTCAGGGTCTAGTCGTTTGTTTAGTGTATCCTCTGCTACCTTTGCAGCTTCCTCTGGTCCTTGGTTAGCTGATACACGGCCTACAAGAGTACGGTTACGAGCAGTCTTAGTTGCTAGTTTGATAGAACTCTTTGCTACCTGACCTACACCTGCAGCATCTAGTGCAGCGAATGCTTTAGTTAGTGCTTTCTCACCGAAAGTTCTGAAGCCATTGTTGTTTACAATCTCTTGTAGTTGAGCTATACGCCATGAGCTATCGTCACGTGGACCTTTACTCATGTAGTCTTCAGCAAACCCAGTGAACCACTCACCGAACTGTTTAGGAGTCATGGTGATTTTATTCTGTAGCACCTCGTTACCAAGTGATTCTAATTCATCTTCACTAAGCAACGTGTAAGGAGATGTAACAAATTCATGCAATGCCATAGAACCGAAGTCCAACACTGCATCAATAGCACCTGTTTCTTCTTGTGCAATATATGTATCTAGTACGCCTTGAGCAATACGGTTATTAGATGCAATACGTAAGTCTACAGGCTCTACCTCTGAGTCCTTTAGACCTAGTGCTTGCTCATAGTAGTACTGTTGAGTCTCTAAGAAGTCTAGTTCTTTCTCTCTGTACTTCTCAATATTCTCTTGGAACTGTACAGGATCAACATCTAGGTATTCTAAACGATCTACAGCATACGTTTCAAGAGGACGGTTCTGATCTAAGAAGTCCTGCTTGGCTAGTTTAACATCCGTATGAGGCTTACCTGTGGTTAGGATAACTTCATCTTGTTCTGTGTCTGTTTTGATAGACGTGTCTTGTTGTTCTTGAGATTCAAACTCATCAAGGAAATGATGGGTATCCTCTTCAATGAACGTAAGATTTAAGTTTTCCATTTAGGTTTCCCTTATCGCATAATTCCTGCACCCACTTGGAATGCAGTGCTTGCAATACCCATAATGCTAGATGCACGGCTCTGATACAGTCCTGCTTGAGCTAGAGCTAATGATTGCTGTCCTTGTAGGACGTTAGCCTTACCGTATAGTGCATTGATCTGACCTTGTAGGTCTGCAGATCGTTGGTTAGCTTGTGTAATCTGCTCAGATAGTCCAGACTGTTGAGTAGAATAACCAAGAGCAGCCGACAAGTTAGAACCAATAGATGCAGCACCACCAGATACGGCAGATGATCCTGCAGCCCCTGCAGCCTGTGCAATATTCTGTTGACGTGCTCGTGCGATCTGAGCTTGTCGGATAGCTTGTCGTCGTTGTCTACGTACAGCTAGTTTATCTTGCTCTGCTTGCTTTTGTATAATCTCTTTCTGAACACCTATCTGCTCAGTAGATACTGTCGTGACTTCTTCTTGAATCTCAGTAATCTCTGTGCCTATGTCTGTAGCAGTTTGTGTTGCGGCCTCTGCTGCAGCAATGTTCTGATCTATTTGATTACCTACAACAGCACCTAGAACGGCACCACCTACAACAGCAGCACCTACTACCGCCCCTGTGATTGCAGCACTAGCAGCAGCACCTGCAGCAGCACCAACAGCTAAACCAATAATAGTAAATACAGCCATATTAAAATTCCTTTATATACGCAGTCTCTGTTGCTACAAAACCTTTACGCTTAAACAAGATACCTGCTTTTCCACCTAGTATTTCATCAATGCTTGATAGTCTAACGAAGTTACAGCCTACATTCTCAGCCCACTCTACATATGCATCAATTAGTTTAGGAGATGTCTTACCGTTTCTGTGATTTTTATCTAACCAGAACATTAACTCTTGACTTACTATGAAGTCGTTGATAGGTAACTCTGTAGCAATAGCTATAAGGCAACCTACTATTTCATCATCATGTACTACAACCTTAACAAAACCTGCAGGTGTATCTATCAAAGAAGTAATAAGTTCACTAATCTTTGTAGTATTTACTTTACTCCAAGCCTTGTGAGGTATTTCTTTACAGAATTGTTTAACCGAAAGAATTAAATCAAGAGTATCGCTATGGTTAGCATCACGAATTGTATAAGACATGAAGTCTCCTAAGTTAGTGTGTTTGGTTAACTCCACCAAGAATTGAGTATCCAAGTAGAACGAAGTCCTTACCTTGTTCGCTTTCGAACTTGATACGCATTGATCGACCACGACCACGTACTTTCATTCGAGTAGTGATTACTGTTTCAGGGTAATCAAAGTTAAGAAGGTTGTTAGCGTCAACAACAGGCATTGATTTAAATCTGTATGCTTGTTGAGGATTGCTTGAAGTAGTATTCTTGAAATCCCAATAAGCAGATACTAACATAGATGAAGGTTTGTCTGGTTGATAACCGTCTGTCTCGTTACCTTCCCATGCAGTCTCAGTTAGTCGCATGTAAGTTGTAATGTAGGGAGCAGTCTTCTTTAGAAGTAGATCACCCATGAAGTCATAGCCTGCTTCAGCAAAAGAACTATAGTTTGTTGTACCCCAATCTAAGAAGTCTTCTCCTGTGAAGGAACCCATAGTCATCTTATCTGATTCACCATCACGGATAATCAAGATGATTGCAGGTGAGCCAGTAACTGCTAAGTTTTGAATAGAGACAACATCATCTCCTGCAGAAGTTATGACATCATTTCCTGCACCAGTTACAACATCAAGTGTAGAAGCTGCAGCACCGAAACCAGAGAAGAACTCAATACCAATGATAGCATCTGTGTCTGTAGTTTCATCTTCTACATACCAAGGGTAGAATGCTTTCAGAGGCACATCAAGTACTAAGATATTATTTACCTTAGATTCTACTGTTTCACTATCGTCAGGCCATGCCCAGTAAGCACGTTTGTTTACAGGATCGAAAATAGATATAAGTTTATTCTTAGACTCGTTAGGAATACGATCCCAATAAGCTTGAATAGTAGAGATAGTCAAGTTGCTTTCTACAGGACGACCACTTGTCTGATCGAATTGTAGGGTGTGAATACCATTCTTACTCCACCAGATAGGCGAACCATCTGCAATTACAAAACTACCTTCACTAACGATACCTACGTCTGTAATCTTTCTTACTGCAAAACCTGCAGGACTAAAGACACCATCAATACCTTCAATACGCCATACACCATTATCAGCAAAGACATACAAACTAGCGTCAATAACGTAGAGTACCTTAATTCCTACAGCACCTGCAATACGGATTGTACCGCCATCTGTGTCAAGTAGATCACTGATCTGTTCTGATGTAGGATCGTTCTGTTGTAGACATTCACCTAGCTGATTAAAGTTATCAATCAACTGACTAAATAAGATGATGTCTGTATTTGAGGTACTATCAAGACCTGCATAGAAAGCACGACCTGCAAAGGTAGCTACTGTCCTAAATCTACTAGATTCAGTTTCTGTGGTAAGTCCTGAGATACCTGATGCAGTAGCACGGTCTTTACTAAAGAAGTCTAGTACGTAGTGACCGTTGCCTGTTAAAGATGTACCAGTATAAATCTTATCCCACTCGGTAGCACTATAGACACCTGTAGCATCTTTACCTGAGTACCAAGGATGTGTAAGACGTTTAGTTAAATCAGTAGGAGCACCGTTGCCTGTGTTCCAACCTGTGTTCTGTGCATCATACTTACGTTCATCTGAAGGACTTGCTTCGTCTTCGTAGTAAGTAGTTGTGTCGCCCTGCCAATCAAAGTCACGTACACGGAAATCAATCTGAGTAATAGAGATAGTTTCTGCTACGTTATCACGTTCAATGTAGAGAGGTTCAATAGCTTCTGATACTACAATCAATGCACCTTTAAGTGATGTAAAAGTACACTTAGCATTAGAAGCACCTACACTACCTGCTACTTCATAAGTACTTAGGTTAACGGTAGCTGAATCGACGTTAGCAGAGAAAGGTACACCAGACTTATTGTAGAAGTGTAAGGTAGAGCCATTCTGAAATACTAGAAACTCTAGACCTGACTGACCGCCTACGTTGTACCACACGCCTGTTGTAGTAATAGCATCATCTGCTACAGTGAAACTAGAAAGTTCGAAGTTAGTTTCTTTAGCTGCACCTTTACGTCTACGACGAGAACCGTCACGACGAAGGTCACAGTTTAGTTCATCTACTGATGCATCTGGTGGAAAGGTAAGTTCACCTGCCTCAGTAATCAAACCTTTAACAAATGTGTTAACTACCCTTTGCGTTAGACTCTGTGGCATTTCGTTTCTTACGCTCCTCGTAGTCCTTACCGAAAGCTTCTCTACGGACAGCCTTAGAAGGAGTAATCTTATTTAAGTATATCTCTATTGCTTTCTTAGCTTTATTTAGTGACGTATACTTTCCACTTAAATCTCTTGGAACCTTGCCTTTTTCTACATGGACCTCGAAGAATATGTAACCACCTGGGGATTTTTTTACATGGATTGGAGTACTTAGTTTTTCTGGACATGTGGCTTTCAGAGTTTTCTTGTCATAGTCAATATCGAACTCAACGTCTACCATAGTACGGCCTTTTGTTTTCTTTCTTAACTCTGTACATATCACTCTGCATGTATGACTTCTGCCTACGTGCAGCCTGTTCTATCTTCTGGTCTACACCACTCTTGAACAATGAGAAGCATGTTGACTTAGATTCAGCAATCAAGTATGGGAATAGTACTTCGTCTAAGTCTGGTGTGAAGCTATCATTAAGAGTAAAGTCAGGAACCTTATGACCTAGTGCCTGTGTTTTACTTTCTGCTAGAATGTTGTCTACATTGCTTTCATATGAATCCATTACGATATGTAAGTCATCAAATGATGTGTAGTAATCAGGCATCTTGTCGTTACGTACAAGGATAGGTGTATTACCATTTACGTCATAGACTGTATCTACGTTATCACCATCCCTGTTTAGTGTCAGAAACACTAGAGGTTCAATGTATTCTATTTCTTTAAACTCAGTACCATTGGTAGTACTAATGTTATAACGTAGGAAGTCGACACGCTTAACTGACTCAGGTACTTGGAAGTGTGTAGGACGTGCTGAGTTAGATAAACTTACAAGTCTAATTAATTCTTGGTGTTCAGGTATCATACGTGTAGATACCATGTTGTAGTAAACATCACGTACTACAGAGGCGATCTGTTCCGCTTCAATAGAATCGCTAATGCTGTTCACATCCTCAGAGTCCATGTCGGACAGGATGTTCTGGACTATCTGTAGTAATGTTCTTTTCATTATGAACCATCCACTGAAACTACAAACCACAATTCAGTATGTGAGGAAGCACCACCATCACAACTTACTCTAATGTAGTCACTTGCTGTGACTGTGTTGTTAGATGAAGGAGCTAAAGTATCTACATCTCCTGCAGCAGAACCTGATGAAGTAACTACAACAGTTCCCATAGAGTTTCCTGCAGAGTTACGGAATGTAAACGTAACATCTCCACCTGCAACTGCACCTGATGTTACTGACTGTACTTTAGAGATTGTACCTGCATAAGGCATTGGTAAGTAAATATCTGATGATGTAGAAATATCTTCAAAGTGTGCAGTGATCATATATCGACGTGAAGTCCAAGCACCTGATCCTGCACCGTCTGCGACATACACTTCACCTGCACTCGCTGTAGACGCACCCTTCGGCTCGTGGAGATAGGGGTCTGTAAGTGCTGAGTGGTTTACGTTTGCCATTTAAATAGTCTCCTAGAGCATAAGGAAGGTAGCCCCCGAAGGGACTACCAATTAGTTAGTTATACGTTAGGGTTTGAAACCACAGTAACGATACCTTCTGGACGGTACTTCTTAACACCGTAACGAGCAGTTGTAACATACTCGTGACGTTGGTAATCTTTGTTGTACTCGTAATCCACCTCTGGCATCTGACGCCATGCACCCACGAATGGGTTAGCTGTAGCATCTGCAGAGAAGAACAAGTTAGCAACACCGTTTGTTGAAGAGAAGTCGTTAGTTGTAGAACCGTCACGCTCTGCTAGTGCAGCATCTGCGACAGTGTTCTTCAAGTAGTTCGATGTATATACGTCGAAACCGTATACGTTTGCAACAAAGCGCATACCCGTTGCGATACCGTCACGAACAATACCTTCCCACATTGGGTTGTTTGATACGTTAACCAAGTTAGTCAGTGTGTTCAACTGGAACTCAACTGATGGGTCAACGATAGCAACCATACCACGATCAGGAACATTAGACTTCTTCAATGCATAACGTGCAAAGGCAAAGTCAGCAAGTTCCATAACACCGCCGTTACCACCTGAGATACGGTGTGCAACACCATCAGTGGTTTCTGCAGAGTTAGCTGTTACACCAACTTCAGGAGAAGCAAACGTAGTTGACTCAAAGTGTTCCATGATTGCACGTTCCTGCTCTGGAACAAAACGTGCTTCAAGTTGTGCACTGTAGAATGAGTCTTGCGCTGCTTTCTTAGTGATGTAAGAAGCTGATTGCAAGTATTGGTCAACAGTGAATGAAAACTCTGCAGTGTCCATTGGGACATATGATACTGCATTATCTTCAGTGTATGTTGATACAGTTGTTTCACCGATGGTTGGGATAGTGAATGTGTCACCATCTGGGAATCCATCTAGAATACGCACATAACGCTGTGCTTGCATTTCGTCACGCAGAATCTCTTTCAGTTCTGAGGAGTATACCTCTGAACGAATCAGACGCTGCATGTCTGTGTTGGAGGAAATCATACCAGCCATTGAGCTAGTCCTTTCTTAAAGTTAGTTGCCGAACTTATCTCCCATCCGCATCTTATCATCCATAAGCTGTTGTTGGATTTTAGGGGAGTAGTACAGGTTACGATTTTCTCGACGAAGCTTCTGGTAGTATTGCCAATTACGCTCCGAAGAGTTTTGCATGTTGACACTTTCAGTACGCACAGACCCTTGAGTAATAGGCTTAAAGGTCTGTTGTTTCTCACCGATCAATGCAAAGAATGCTGATGGTGATTCTGCAGCAAGTTCTTGCATACGCTCCATACTAATACCAAGTTCTTGTGACTTGTTGACTAGCATGTTGTGAGCTTCAGTACCATACGTTTCTTGTAGTACACTGTCTACAGTACTGATGTTCTGCTTTGCTGTAGCTTGATTCTCACGCTCTGTTAGTGTCTTTTCGACAAGGCTCTTTAAATCATCTTCACTCACTGCAAGGTTGGTATTACCTTCAGTATTCGTGCCACCGTTATTGTTATTGGACTCTAGAGGTTTTTCGTTGGTGGGAGCCGAAGCCTTTCCCTCTAGTTGTTGTAGTAACTGTGACGCATAGTCTTGCTTACCAAGGTCTTCTCGCATTTGTGAGAGTTGATCCTCAAGGTTCTTGATATAAACATCTGCCTCAAGTTTACCTTTAGCTAGTACTTCTGGGTCTTTCCAGTTATCACCACGTGTCTCTACGAGCTTCTGCAAATAAGATTCCTGTGGTTGAGTCTCTTGTTGCGTAGTCTCGGCTGTAGTCTGACCTGCCTGTGGTTGGGTGTTATCAGACTGTGTTTCATCAAAAACTGACATAATTATTTATGATCCTTACGGTTGAGGTCTATTAATCTTAACAAGTCGTCTAGAGCAGCATTGTACTCATTAACGGCTATTTGTTTTTCAGCCCATCCTGGGCCGTAGTCACGTACAGATTCTTTCTTATATAGAGTCTGTTCGATAACATCTTGCAAGTCATCAAAGGCATTTCTGTAGTACATTACCTGTTCGATGCGCTTGGCTTTTTCCTCACCCCTTAGACCTTTTGTCCAAGCTGAGTGCATATTATAATCCCATCTCCGATGCTTCCATTAGTCTCTCTTCATTTGCAGCTTGTAGGTCTTGAACTTTAGACTGTGTTTCCATTTGTTCGTCTACTGCAACATTATCTGCAAACAAGGTTGGTTCACCAAGTTCGTAGGCAATGATACGAGCTAGTTCTTTACCTGACAAGTGTGGTGCAACAGTAGGGTCTTGTGCCTTGACTGCAGCCATCTGAATTAGATTCTGTAGTCTACGAGCACGTTCAGCAAAGTGTCTTGCTCCTACTGGTACAATCTTACCGCTAGACGTAATGTCTTCACGAGTAATATCTAGGAACTTCATAAAGCCCTGATCTTCATCTAGTACACGGATAGTGTCTGATCTGTTCATATATCGACGTGCATTCTCAAGCATAGTATTCAAGATAGGTTCAATGAATGTACGCTCGAAGTGTGCAGCCTTGTGTTCAAAGATACGAGATGCAGAGTTCTGTAGTGTCTGTACTTCGAATGCAGTCTTCTCACCTGGGGTACGGATACCCATAGCTTGACGAGGAGCACCTGCCATTTCTTCCATCTTGTTCTCTAGGACTTGAATCTGTAGGTCTGCATTTAGTGCAGTAGCATCAGGAGCCATATAACCTACATCACCCTCTTCGCCCATGTATATACGAGCACCAGGTTCGAAGTCGAAGTCCTCTACGTCACCCTTGACTTTTAGAATAGGGTAAGCAATCTGATCGAATACGTCTGCCTTTAGGTTCTCTAGGTGATCAATGCGGTACTGCATACCTACAAGATTATCTAGTGGACCCATAGAGTAGAGGTTGTCTGGACGGTTACGCCACCCACTGTGGAAGATAGGAGCCTTACCCATCCATGATGGATTCTCTTGGTTGTCTAGAACATACGCACGATCTACGATTGTAATCACACGGTCTGACATAAACTCACCAGACTCTTGATCGTAGACATCACCGTAGAATGTTAGAATCTCTACGTAGTCTGATTCGTAGTACTGTTGGATGTTAGAGAAACCATCTGCTACAAAACCCTCACCCTTGTCGATGTGACCTTCTGATGAAGATATAGTCTGACGAGCACCAAGCATCTTATCGAATACTTTAGATAAGTACTCATTATTAGGATCAGCATCTATCATACGTTTGATTTCACCTAGAGATTTAATACTCTTAATAATCTTAGGTGAGTCTTCGAAGGATGCTGCAGTAGGGTTAAAGCAAATATCGTATGGTGAGATACGGACTAACTTAGGTCCAATGTATTTAGGAATGTATTCACCATTCTCTTTAGTAGTGAATCCATCATTCCACTCGACCATAGAGAAGCAGTTACCGTATAGAATCCAATCTTGAATCAAGTCGGATACTGTTGTAACGAAACCTGACTGAGATACTTTGTTATCCATATACGCTTGGATAATCTCACGCTTCTCTTTACGTGCTGAGTCTCGTGTATCTGCTTCCCACTTCATCCACTTCTGTTGTGGGAACAATGTAGCAAAGTAGTTAGCGTGTAGGTTATCTGCAATCTGTGTAATCTTAGGAGTAGTCGTTGTGTTAGACCAAGGAAGGATTGCGTTAGCAGTAGTAGTCGTATCTGTAGCGTATACGTAGTTACGTAGTTCTTTACTTTGTTCGATCCAATCCTGACGAAGCTTGTTCCAAGTATTCCACTTGTTAGCTATTTCTACAGCAAGGTTATCTGGATCAATGATTTGTTCGATGTCGATAGTTTCCATTATCTACTCCCTGCTCTGAAACGACTATTCGCCCAGACAATATTGCTTTCACGTTTCCTATTAAGGTTACGAGTTGGACGCACAGCCATATCTACGGCAGATGCTAGAGCGTCAATTACGTCATCATGTGGTGGGTTACGAGTAGACAGTTCGTCTTCTAAGTACTGTGTGTTACCCCCACGGTAATGCCACATTTGAAGGTTATCATATCTAGGCTCTAAGACAGAAGCGATACGCTCTTGTTTATTACCTTGTTGCTTGTTAGGTCTAAACTCATCAATACTAAGAGACAGACCGTGTTGTTTAATTAACTCTTTTAGTTGCTTCACGATAGCCATCTGTGCAACAGTAACCTCTGCACGTAGCTTACGGAATGACCACTTACTATGCATATCAAAGATGTGATCGAAGTACTCTGATATACGTTCTGTTCTGAACCTGTCGATGTCTAGAACATAAACATTATTATCTGCATCTACTCCTACAAGCACCAAGGCAGTGTAGTCAGCTTTTGCTCTCATACTAAACGCAAAGTCAATAGCAGC